AATATCAGAATAAATCTCTTCTAATGTAAATATTTTTCTTTTAGTATCAAAAAATATTTCGAATTGAATTGATATTTTTCTAAAAGTATCAGAAAAAATTTCAATCAATATTGCTCCACCCGCATATAGATAAAGAAATGGTGTTCCTTTATACCATTTTTCTAATCCACTTGTATCTTCTTTTTCATAATTTAAATAAGGTAGATTCTTATACCATTTTTCCATTATGTCACATTATCATCATCAAAATAAGTCACCGCTGAGCTTCCTGTATCTCTTGCATATAATCTATATTCAACTAAAGCATCTTTTGTCAAGGTTATATTCACACTTAATTGCTCCCAATTGCTTCCATCACCTATTGCTGTTGCTACTTGGTCTGAAGATATACCACAATAATTATCTTGTTTTATTATCAATTGTGGTTTGTTAGTTCCAGAATATCCACTCCATTTTGTATAAACTGAAATTGTATGAGAGCCACTTGAAAGCCAAACTACTTTGTCTACATATCCTGCTTTGGAGATTTTTAATGAAGCATTTCCACTTCTTACTATCGAATTTTCTTTTGTAGGGCTTGGATTCCATTCTGCGCAACCCACATCATATCCATCATTTAAGGGTCTTGGATTATTCATAAAATCATAGGTAGTTCCACCGCTTGTTCCTTTTCCAGATAATGTTCTTGCAAAATCTTTTAAAACTTCATACATACTTGAAATATTTAAGATTGGAGCAGTTATTTGGTTTAAAACTAAGGTAGAAGGATAAATCATTCTTACTCCTTCTTTATAATTTCCACCTTGTCCCTCTATTACATTGCTGGAGTTGTTTGTTGTGTAGTAGACATCTTTAAACAAATTATTGTAAAGATTCAAATGGTCCCAATATCCAAAATAATTAGTAGTTGAATGTATAGCACACCATACATTCCAAAAAATGCAATTTTTGATATAAAGTGGAGATATCGGATAATCCATTCCTATCGCTTTATAACTATTCATAAAGAGACAATTTTCAAAAATCCAAGTTAAAGAACCTGAAGAAGAATTATTGAAATATACTAAAGCGTTAAATGTATTAGAAGTATTTTCATTTTGGTAATTCCCTATGAAGATACAATTTTTAAAAGTATAATTTGTAGTATTTCCCTCCCAAGACAATATAATACCGGCCAGATAAAAAGAAGATTGAGCAACATCTCTTTTGTATATAATACAATTTTCAAATGTTACATAGCTTGATAGTAATGCTATAACCTGAGTATTTTCTCCGTTTTTAGAAGCACCTTCAAAAAGAATATTTCGATAAATATAGTATGGTCTATTTGATAAATGTGATAAAGCCCTATCCCTTGTGCACCAAATATCTGTATCTGCATTTAGGTTTGTTACTTTTACAAATCCTTTTACTCCAAAATATTCTCCATTTATATCTCCTACATATTGAATTTCATTTCCAGAGGAACCTGCATTCGCTGGATTCATTTGCTCTCTATAAGTCCCAGGTTTTATATATACCTTATCCCCTGCTACTAAAGTAGAACAGGCTTTTCCTATTGTTTTCCAAGCAGTTTCAGGTGATGTTCCGTTATTGGTATCCGAACCGTTATCACCATCTACAAAGTAGATTGCCAATTATAATCCTCCCGGAAGTCTTTATACTGCTTCGATTGTAGCAGTTGTTTTGATGTCAACTGATGTATCATTCTGTGGATTTTCATCAGCTGTTGCTTTTGCTTGTATCCAAAATATTTTGTTTGTACTTCCTATTTGACTAGTTATTATGAGTGATGCTCCCCAATCTTGCCAAGTTCCTGGTTGTCCGTTATTGTCATCTGCTAATCTCCATTTCGAAGCATTAGTTCCATAAGGTTGTATTGTTGTATTTTCCCCTGATTTTGTTTGATATCCACTTTCACATCTAATTGCTAATTTATAAGGATCCCCTGTTACATCAGATCCCGACAATGTAAATTCGAATACTACTGGTTCCGTTTCTGTTTGTTCTGAAACTTGAGTGCCATCGGTTCCACCTTGAGTAGGATTGTTTTTATATAGGTGAATATATGCCATTCTTTTTTCCTCCTTTTGTTCTTTAGTTGATGAGGTAGTTCTCTTTCACTCAAAAGAGCCATTGCCTCATCAACTTCAATTTCTTCTATTCTATTATACAATATTTTCAATATTAATAGAATTACTATTGGAATGACCCAAAAAAGTATTAGTAAAATTATACTCCTTCGTAGTTCATACATTTCTCATCGCTTGTTTCTTCTATTTCTTTTTCAAATTTTCCGAATGCCAAAGAATTTTACTACATTTATCATCATACATTGCTTTCAGAGCATTATCGTCCCAATTACAATATTTTTTGATTGCCTCTTCTGCTTCCTCTCTACTATCAAATGCTCCCCAAACAGCACATTGATTGCTATCTTTAGGAGCAAAACAAACAATATATGCCCTGTATGTCTGACCTTTATGATTATATCTTGCTATTTGAATATTAAAAATAAAATTGTTCATTCTTCACCTCCTTTTAAAATTTTTGTTAATTTTTCAATCTCACTCTCTAATCCACTTACCTTCCATTGCTTAATTTTTCTTGCTTTTTCTTGTAAATTCTCTAATCTCTTAATCCCATACTTTTTTATAAACCAAATTGTGAATTCCATTTTTGCAGTTGGATTCAAGGATATTCTTGTATGACATTTCTTACAAAGAGTTATGCCGTTATCAATATCGAATTTTGTATTCAGGTTCTTCCTTGATACTATATGATGCACTTGTAAATCCTCTGTGGAGCCACAATATTGACATTTGTAGTTATCTCTTTTTAAGCATACTTTTTTCCATAACTCTTCTAATTGCTTTTTAAGTTTTTTTATCTTAGATGGTGTTCTATAAAAATCCCATCCTTCGTTTACAGATTCCCATCTATTGTTAGTGCTCCTTTTCTTTTTCATACATATTCTCCTTCCTTGATTTTGTAGACATTGTTTTCCAACCTCTTCCTTGCAAATTCATAATATTCTTTAACTATCTCAAAACCTATGTATTGCCTTTTTAATAATTTACTTACAACCGCAACTTGACCTGAACCTAAAAATGGATCTAAAACAATATCACCCTCATCGCTTGAATACATTAATATTTTTTTAATCAGTTCAAAAGGTAATTTAGTTGGGGTTTTTTGGACTCCAGTCCAATACTCTCTTTGTATTATCCAAACATCTTCTTTATCAATATAATGTAATTTTCGTCCATTTTCATCAACTTCATCTTTATTAAATCTCGAAAATGGATAAAACTTTCTCTTTTTATCATTTTTACAGACATAAAGAATATGATAGTGCGATGTTATGAATTTTCTGTTTGTTACTACACCGAATTGATATTTCCAAATTATATGGTTAATTAAGATAAAATTAAGTTCATCAATTGCTATTAAAATATCCTTTAAATTATTCCATCCTGAAAATATATAGATACTGCCTGATTCTTTTAAAACTCTATAAACTTCTTTCATCCATTTTATTGTAAAATCTAAATATTCCTTTTTGGGTATTTCATTATAACCTTCAATTACTCTTGACTGAGTTCTATTATAGTTACTTTTTTTAGCTTTAAATTCAATGGCAAAAGGTGGATCTGTTATTACTAAATCAATAGATTGAGAAGGTATTAATTTCATACCTTCTATACAATCCGTATTGTAAATTTGATTGCATATTAAGTTTTTGACTGCATAAGATTTGTTTCCGGAATCCATTTTATTCTTCATTACTATACATATTTTCCTTTTCTATCATAGCAATCAACATTTGCATAAATAAATAGGGCCTTTCAAATGGCGGTGCTTTTTGAATCAATAATTCATACTTTGTTTTTATCCTTGCAAGTTCCTTATGTAAATCTCTGTTTTTGTTGTCGCTAAAATAAACATAGGTATCTCTATTTTTGTATTTTTCTTGGATGTTTTTGTTCCAATATCCCATTTTTCCTCCTTTCATAAATTTTATATAAAAAAAGAATTATAAATATAATAGAAAGCAACTGGATACCAAATCTCCATCCAATACCAAGATCAAAACCTTCATAACAACTCGTAATCTGAAGTAAATAAAAAATGATTAAAAATATAATGCTATTCATTTTGAAGCCTCCGTTTTCCAAATTCACAGAAATTTCTTACTAAACAATACTCTTCACATCTAACATACTTGACAGGTCTTTTTTCAAAATACTGATTTTTGTTTAGTTTTATATTCTTTGTTTCATCTTCGTTGTTGAATAATTTTATAGCACTTTTTCTACCTTCTTGCATAAGAGCAATCTCTCCTCCTCTTTTCCACCTATCTTCTTCAGAACAAATCTCGGGATCTTGTTTAAACAAAACAATTCTATCTCTGATGTATTTTTCTCTCTTTTCAAAATCCCATAGTGGTATTTCTTTTTTTAAAAAAGGAATCTCTGGATAGTTATTTTCTTTTGTTCTTGTTTTTACCCAATCCCTCAGAATTGCATTTATAAAAAGTTTTTCAACCTTGAAACCTATTTTTTCGTAAAGCCAAGCATAGCAATTTAATTGATTTTCCCATTCTTTTTTTTCACCCAAAAGAAATGAGTAAACAGATGTAACCTTATAATCTTCTATGCTGTTGTTTTTATACAGATCTGGTCTACCTTTTATTTTTACTCCATCAATTTCCACTTCTATTTTTTCTTCACTCAATGAATCATCGGGTGAGTGCTTATCAAGCACCATATGAATTGCTGTTCCTAATAACATCCATAGTGTTTCAGAAACATCCTGTTCTAATTGATCCCAGCATTTCAATTTTAGTTTATACATATATGGTGGATTAATCAAGTCGGTAATGCTTATTTCATTTTCTTTAATCGGATGTATATTGTTAGCCATATTCACAAAAACTTCCGGTAGATTATATTTATTTGATATTTTCATTATTTACTCCTTTACCCTAAAAATTTGCGTTGCTATATCAATACTAACATTATAAGTATTTTCAGCATTCAAAGGTTGTATAACTACATAATAACTTTTATTTATTTTTACTATATCTTTAAAATAGTATTCCATTTCTGAGAATCTACTAATAATTATAGTTCCTTTTTTTAAGTTTAAAAAATCAACCATCATTACCTCCTTAATGATGTTCCTTTCAAAACCACAAGTATTCCTCGTTGTTGTAATCTATCCATAGCTCTTGGATACCTCTCAAACAAATTCTCTACTTCAAAATTACTTGTGATAGCAGTTGATTTTCTATTTCTCCATCTATAGTCAATTATTTCTTCAAAAGCACTTCTAAAAGCATCTGTGTTGTATTCAATCCCCAAGTCATCAATCAGTAAGACATCTGCTTTCATAAACAAATCATCTTTTCCACCAAAATAGTCTTTTAGTAATTTATTTGGATTCCTGATTATAACATTTTTACTAAGGATCTTTGCTTTTATTAAAAGTAGTGCCAAAAATGAAGTTTTGCCTGTTCCTAAGGGTCCTATAATAATTAAATCTTTATCAAAATCAAATTTTTCATAAACCTCAAGTGCTTTTTCATCCAGTTTTTCTGTTGTAACATTTACAAATTCTTCTCCAAAAACTGACAATAGTAAGCCCTTTCTTCTTAAGCAAGAAACTAATTTTAAGTAATCATCACATACCCATTCATATCTGATCCCATCCTCTTCATAAAAAATAATTCCATTGTCACAGCTAAAACATTTATTTTTTTCAACAACCTCCCATAATTGTTTTTTTCTCTCTAAAAACTTTTCTCTCTCTTTAGACATCCTGTCCATCCAAGTTTTTAAAAAATCTCCCATTTTTTCCATTGAAAAACCTCCTTTCTTTCCTTTCTAAATAATGTTTCTTTTATATTTTTTTCAAAATTTGAAAAAAATATCATTTTATCCTTTCTAATTCTTTTTTTCATTGGTCTTTTTCATATAATCTTTTAAGTCTTGAACTATAACCTCTTTCTTTTCCGATGGTTTAATGATTTGTTGTTTAGCTTTAGGTTCTTTTTTGGTAAACATTTTGTTTTTTAAATTCAAGTGACTTATCACATTATATAAATATTGAAGCGATACTTTTTCACCACTCATTTTCTTTGCATAAGTCAATAGCATTGACTTTGCTTGTTGAGGTGTTGCATAAGCCATTATTTTTACAACAATATTTGCGTCGTTTGGATCGGGTAAAATATTGTAAAAAATGCAATAGAAATTATAAAATTCTTTTTCATATCTGTTTAGATTCAAACCCTCTATAGCTTTGTTTATCTCGTTTACATCAAGGAGTTCTGGCTCTTTAGTAGTATTTTTTGTTTTGATAATATTTGAAACTTTTTCGTAGAACTCTATTTCTTCAAATAATTTGTATTTGTTGAACCAGTAAACAAAAGAGTCGTATCTCCATTTAAATTTCCTTGCTATCTTTTTTAAACTCAAACCTTCCTCATTCATTTTTTTTGCTTCCTCGTATTGTAACCTTGTCAGTTTTTTCATTTTTGATCCTTAAATTATATTTATATAATTTCTATATTTTTATTTTTATAGCTTTTAATATATATATATATATTATATATAATGATTCGACCTTTTTTTGCATTTCTGACCTTCAAGAAAGTCTTTTGTAGATTGAATCGTGATTTTGAATCAGCACAGAGAAATAAATTTAATAGTATGTTTCTTATTATTTTTTTCAAAAATTGAAAAAAATCTAAACTAATCCTTTCTAAAAAAGGAAGGGCGTTAACCCTTCCTTTAAATTCAGCTCTTCTTTGCAATCTTTTCATTCAAATAATCAAAAACTTTTCCTGCTTCAATTTTCGTTAAGTCTTCTAATTTTTCTTTTCCAAAAGTAGATTTTATGAATTCAATAATACTTGGATCTTTGATTCTTTGAAGTGCTTTCAATTGTGCTACTGTGATTGGTGCTTCATCCTGTTCTTTTACATTTTTTTCTATATCTTCAATTTCTCCGGCCACCTCCTCGGGATCTTCTAAACCTAAAATCATTATTTTTGCCCTTTTCTCTATCCTTGTGATAACTTTAGCAGTTTCGTTTGAAACACTTTTAGAATATTTACCTTCCTTATCTACAGCAAAAGCATCTTCAATAGGTAAACTAAGCACTATTTCTACCAATGGATCGCTTGTTCCCATCAAACAAAGTTCACCTCGTAAATAAGTGATCCCATTTACAACTAAAGGTTCTACTTTGAAATATTGCTTGATTGGAGTTCCATAAGTTTTTTCTAAAACTTCTTTAACATAGAAATTGAAAATTTTTCGTATTTCTGAAATTGGATAGTAGTAAACCGTTCTAATAACCTTTCCTTCTTTTTCAATGTCATACTTTTTAACCTTTAACTCCTGGTCCGTTTTTTCCATTTGAAACCTCCTTTTTTTAAATTATAATATAAAATTTGAATTATTCAAATTTTTTTTCTTCTTCTTTGAAAAAGATATACAAAATTTCTCTTAAATACTTAGATATCGAGATCCTTTTTTTAAAAGCCTCTAATCTTATTTTTTCATAAAGATCCTTTGGTAGTTGAAATGTAGTTGCTACAACTTCTTTTTTAAATCTTTTTTTCATAACTTCCTCCTTTTAATAACTTATAAATTCAGATAAAAATTTATAACCATAACCATACAACCATTTTCCTAATGAGTAGACAATATCGAAAATTCTATCGCTACCCAGTGTATCGTTTTCAAAATATCCTCCAATTCTGTTTCCACTTTTAGTTCTATGGAGTGGAACATAGTAAGTTGGTAGATCTTTTTCATCATCATCAATAACTAATCTTTTCAAATTACTATCTTTAACATAATAAACACTGAATCTTTTCCATAGACCTCTATCCCAGTTAGAAGTAGAAATATGTATTCCAACAACATATAATGTTTTTACATCCTTTAACTCTTCTATCAATTCTTCCTTCGTCATATCTCTCCTCCCAATTTTGCTTCAATTCTCCTTTCAAGTTTAATCAAATTTATAAACTCAATCAAATCCTCAATTTCCTGACTATAGTAATCTTCCTCCGCATCATAAATTCCTATCTTTAGTTTCAATCTGTATAATTCTGGTATTGATAAAGCAATTCTTTCTAAACTTGCATCTGATATTTTGGTGTGTTCAAGTGCAAGTGAATTTTTGAATATTGCTTTTTTATGTTCATATTCTGATTTAAGCGTTTCTTTTTTGAGTTTTGCTTTTGTGTGTAGATCGTTTAGTTCTCTTAAAATTTCAAAAAATTTATCAGCTGGAGTGGTACTATAGTTTTTTAGTAGTTGATCTATTTTTTCTTTTATCTCTTTATTTTTCATAGCCACTCCTTTTCTGAATGCTTAGTTTTTTCTTCTTGATTCATCCATATGAATTCATAACAATTAGGATATTTTTCTCCTTCAAAAATATGTACTTCTGCAATTTTTTGCTTATTAGATTTTCTTTCTCCTTCTATATCATAGTGCCACCATTCCCATTTGTTCCATTTCACCAGTTTTAAAACAAATAAACCATTATCTTCTATATCACAATTTACATCTGATTCTAAACTATCAAAATTGGATGTGTAAAGTGCATTGATAAAAGCTGTTGCTAACCTTCCAAAATCCAAATCATCTCTTAATGGTATTAAACCGCTTCCAGCAGGTTCAAAAAAATCTCTGTCTAACATATAAAGTGTTTTACTAAGTGCCAAGTTTTTAACTATAGAATTTGTTACATCTTCAATACTAACCATCCATTGTTTCCTGTATATCATAGTTTTTTTACCATTTCCTATTAATTGATATCCTGCTCTATCTCCCATTTTTGGCCTCCTTATTTGATTGTTACAAATTCTTCCAATAAATCAGGATATTCCGAAAGTTTTTTTGTAAAATATACAACCACAGGTCTGTAGGAATGTTTAAGTGTTTCTTTTAAAATTTTTACATAATCTTGGTCAAGTTTTCCTGTTTTTTGTTTCATTTCTTTAATGGTTTTTAAAGCCTCATCGGCCTCTTGATAACTAGCAAAAATTTTCATTTTGCACCTCCTTCTATAATTTATTTTGAATCATTGTAAACTTTGTTAATAAGTTCATTGTCACACCTTTCAAGTTCCCTTATCATTTCTTCAGCTTCTTTTTTTGTTAAATAACTCCCATAAGGAATCATTTCTTTTTCAGTTGGTCCAAAAAAAACACCATAAAATTTTCTTTTACCATACTCGAAAATTTTGATTTTTACAACAAACCCATTGTTTTTTCTTTTTAACTCTTTTTTCGCCATCTTTTGACCTCCTTTCAAAATTATTTATATTTTAATTATAATGAAAAAATTAAAAAAGTCAATACCCTTGATTAGATTTTTGTTCATCAATTTTAATTACAATATCAGCTAAGATTGTGTTTAATATGTCTTCTGGTAATCCTCTTGAAATAACTTTTGTTTTGTTTGTTCCATCTATTCTCCAATAATCCCAATGTCTTAAAAGTGCACCATCTATACAATTTATGTTATCAGTAGTATCCATATAGACAATTAGCTCCATATCAGAGAAAACCCAACCTTTGTATTCGTATTTTTCAAGTTCAATTCCTATTGCTACATAATTACTACCTTTTTCAATTATCTCGCCTTCACCTGACATAATTGCTGTACCTTGGTCACCAAGATCTAGTAGCCAACCTCTTGACATTTTCCATTGATCACTTAGATAAATTCTTTCCAAAAAAACCTCCTTTTCGGGCAGTTTAAAGTGATGCCCAGCACTAAAATTAAAATATTTATTTATTTTTTGTTTTGCGTTTTTCTTTAGATTCTTTAGCTTTAATTGCTTTTAGCAGTAAAGTTAGAAATTGTATTTGACTTTGTTTTGACCTTTCTATATCTCCTACCAATTCATCCCAGGTTTTGTAAATAAATGAGTTTGAAAAACTATGTATTGTCCCTGGATCGTTCCATTTCCTGTCCGTATGGTTTTCAATGACCTCTGCTAGAAACCAAAAGTTATTGCCTTTCCTTTTTGTTATTTTTATTCCTTTTATTAACATCCATTCTTTATCGTAAAAATCGCTGTAGTAATATATCTCTCCCTTTTTGAATTCCTTTAAAGTTATCATTTTACCTCCTCTATAAATCTGTCAAATGTTGTGGTTTTAATATAATTTGGATCTCCTCTTTTTAAAACCTTTGTTTTATCGGTTGGATAAATTGTATAATTATCCCACCCACATATTAGAATGTCATCTAATTTTTCAATCTCCCCAATTTGTTCTAAATCTGGTTTAGAAATATCTACCTCAACCTCAACATTTTTAAAAATCCAACCTTTGTAATCGTACCTATAAAGAAAAATAACTGCTTTACCGTCTCCTAAATATTCACCCGTTCCTTCCATTAATGCTGTACCGTAATCTCCCAAATCTAAAATCCAACCTTTTTCTTTCTTCCACCCATCACTTAACTCTAATTTTTTTGTTTCTTCCATTCCTTGAACCTCCTTTTAAAAAAATTTTTGAAATTAATAACTGAAAGATAAAAGGGGCTTTTAATCCCCTTCTATTAGAAATTTATGAAAATTTGTAAAAAAAATCGCTTCTGGATCACCCTTTTCTAGCACCCTCGTTTTATCAGTAGGACTAACTATAAAGTCATCCAAATTCCAATTTAAATCCAAAATATTTAAAATATCATCCAATGTGTTTATTTCTTCTAGGTTTATTTGTTTGTTAGTTATTATTATTACATCCACATTACTAAACACCCACCCTCCAATATCGTATTCAACTAAATGGATAATAGGATAAAGTCTATCGTTATATTTTTCTATTTCTCCTTCCTCCTTCATTATTCCAAATGAGTTTAATCCTAAATCTAATCTCCATCCTTTTTCCATTTTCCAATTACTACTTAGATTTAATTTTTTTACTACTTCCATCTTATATCACCTCCTCTTCTAAATATTTGATTGCCATATAATAGTATCCTTTGTTTCCTATAACTAAAGTATTTTCATTGCCATAGAATAATTCAACCTCAGCGTTATAATACATTAACTTAATTATCCCTATTATGTCATCCTCTTTGTAACCCCATTTTTTAACTTTTTCTATCAAAGCTTTTATTGGTACAGCTATTCCTAGATAGCTGTACTCACCTTTTGCTAGGTCTTTGTAACTTGTTTCAATTGCTTTTTTAATTTTTTTATCCTCATTTTCCTCTTCGTTATTATCTCCCTGCCATTCTATAACTTTGATTGGTTTCGCAAAGGATATCCAAGGATTATTTTTATCCCTAAACATTTTTTCTATGATTTTTTCATCCATTAAAGATAACTCTACCATTGCTTTTAGCGCTTCTTTTTTGCTATTGTATTTTCCATAAACCTTGAAAATATTTGATTTTTTTAAATTTGTATAAACAACCTCATATTCTTTTTTGCCCCAAACCTTTTTAACTCCCATATACCAATCCCCTTTAAAAATATTTTTTCTTTCCTTCTTAACCTCTTTTTTTGAATTGTTTTGCATCTTCGCACCTCCTTTTTTATTAATTTTATTATAATAAATTTATTGAAAAAGTCAATATTCTCCAAATTCGTTATTAAAGATAATTCCTTGAATATAGATAATAAAACTAATCAATAAGTATGATTAATGGATATGAAGGAAGTAACATTTAGAGTATATTTCCGTTATATTGTTATGACACCATAAAAAAATAATCATAGAGGGTAATTCTTGTATGTCGAACAAATATACTCTATGATTAAATTATTTGAGAATTTAAATTCTCATTTTTTGATACTTAAGAAATATATATTATGTATACATTTCTTAACAATTCAGATAATATACATTATATGTATGTTTTAAGGACTCAATTTTTCTATACCATCTTTGAATAAGTTGTAAATTATTTGAGAAACAGCAAAAATGTAAGTAATTGTTCCCATAATTTTTTCAATATCAAAAAGTAGGTTATTGGTGAAATATGCACTGATAATGCCAACTACAATTGAAACAATCAAAGCAAACAAAAATTTCCATTCTCTTTTCCAGTTGTTGTTTTTAAACCATTGGATAACAAAGGGTAAAATTACACCAAGCAAAGTGTTGAGCCATACTGGTTCAATTGTTCCCATAATTCGCCTCCTTTCTAAAAATTGCTCCTTGAATGAGCCAAGTTTTTACAAAAATTATATCATTCATTTATTTTATTTTCTATATATTTTTTTATATCAGGATGTTGTTTTAAATATTCTGCAGTTCCTATAAATACATTCATCCAAAAACTTCCTATTTCGCCATAAAGATTTTGCCATTTTTCTTCTGAAAAATCTTCGTATTTGTTAGAAATAATAAAATCTAAACTCTCAAGTAAGAGTTTTAAAATATTTGATGCATTTTTTAAATCAGTTTCATCTAAAGTCATAAGTCCTCTTTTGTATAAAAATCTTCTGTATTAGCAGTTGTATAAAAAAACCACCAAGGTAGATAAGGTGAACACCAATAAGGTAAATAAGGCCAATAAGGTGAATAAGGTAAAGGGTAATAAGGTATTTTTAGTTTATCTAATGTAATTTTAAGTTTTTCTATTTTTTCATTTATTTCTTTCAATTGCTTTTCAATTTCATTTAATCTTTCGTTAATATTTTTATCCATTTAACCTCCTTATAATTGTTTTATTGTTATTTTTTTATGTGTTCCATCCCAATCAACTTGACAGCCTAAATTTTCTGCTACAAATCTAACTGGAATTAAAGTTCTATTTGATTTCGGGTCAATTATTGGTGGTTGGTCTAACTTAACATCTTTTCCATTTACTTTTGCAGTATCTTTTCCTATCCACATTTCAATCGTTATCTTTTGTGGTTCTATATAATCAATCATTCCAATTCCTCCCCAATAAAAAGGAATGTACCCATCTTTATCTACCCAATTCATCACATCATAAGGAATGTAGCAGTAACCCTTGTCCCCCCAACTTGTTCCCCAAGAGTTCTTGACTATGAAAGCACCTTTGTTTCCCCAAGGCGAGATAAGTGAGTCATCATATCCTGCAACACAAAGGGCGTGCCCGCCCAACACATTTCCGTCTGGTATCGGAATAAAACCATTTTTAGGAGACATAAAATTTTCTGCTACCAAAACTCCTATATATATTGCACCTTCCTGATATAGTGCTTTTTTAATATCGTCAACAGAATCTAAGGAATAAAAATTGGTTATAATGTATTTTTTAGCATTTTTATTTGCAATATCAGATGGAGGATCTTCCGGATAATGGTTAGGATTGTATGGATAATAATTTTCTTCACAGATTCCATAAAGTTGTAGAGCATAAGCAATTGCTTCGAGAGTAGTTCCTTCCTCGTTCGGATAACCATCAAGTTTTTTAGCATAGTAGTATAAATAATACTCGCTTAAGTCCATCATCTTGTTGTATTCTTTGCTATCATAGTATTCCTTTGCCCCTGCTCCTGCGAAAGAAGCACAAGTTCCTAAAGGTCCTTGGTCTTTAATAGGTGTCATTTGATTTCTTAAGTCCACTTTTGAAGGTAAAGTTTCTGGAAGTTTCAAAGATGATAAAGGTTTCAAAGAAGTAATTTTTTTATAAATCAAACCCATTTTTCTGTTATAAGTTTTTAAAATTTCTTTTGCTTTTTCTTTGTTGTTTGTTAACATTATTATCCTCCTTGTTCCAATATTTTTATAACATCTTGTTTGAATTTCTCGATTAATGCTAAAAATTCTTTAGGATGCAATTGATAAAATTGATAAATCAAATAGTAAATTTCCTCTGGTGGAGAGATTTGTAATAGTATATTCCATAACTTTTGAGAATATTCTATTCTCTTTGGTGATGTTTCAATCCCTGTAATAATAGTATCTACAATCGGATCAATATTTTCAAGAATTGTTTTTAAAATATCAAACTTATCCATTTTTAACATCCATAAGTTTTATTAGAATCTCTATTTTGGATGATAGATTAGAAGTTTCTTTTGTGTAAGTTCTTATGTCATTGGATAGTTGTTTTAAATCATTAGAAACATCTTGTAGACATTTAGAAATTGAATCTAATTTGTATCGTTGATCCTTTGATATATCTGTTAAACTTTCTATCTTTTTATCGCCGTTTGAATATTTTATATTTCTAACCAAGTAAACAATACAAATTGCAAGAACTCCGCTTAATCCATAATCTGCAAGAATTTTGATCCATTCGTTCATTTTATACTCCTAAAGATTTCAATTAGTGCAGTTTTGACTGCGTCTTTGATAACATTACTTTCAAAATAATTTACTAAATTCATTATTATAGCAGATACTTGCGCAGTTGTTAAAGGTTGGTTGTGATTTTGCAGATGTATATCTAAGTCTCTAATAATGCCTCTCTCATACAAAAATCTTATCGCTTCTGATTCCCAGTTTTCTATTGGTGCCATAAAAACCTCCTTTCTAATATTAGGTATCAAGTTATACAAATTATTTCCAGGACATTCAGTTTCAATTATATCTCTATGTCCTAAAATATCTTTGAATTTATATTTATTATACAATTCTTTACTTATTTTCAAAAGTGTTTTGTATTGATTTTTTGTTGGTGTTTCTTTTTGGAAGTTTCCTAAAAGACAGATACCAATGGATATTTTATTTATATCATCATTTCCACAATGCCCTGAAACTTTATATTCACAGATCCAAGGAACAACTTCACCATTTGCAGTTATCATGTAATGATAGGTGTTGGTGTAGGGAGAAATAATCTTTCCTGCATTGTAATCTTCCATCTGCCTTTTGATTATGTTTTTAGCAGTATTAATATCATTTGGTGGAGATGTTGCGGAATGATGGATAACAATATATTTAATATCTCTCATTTCCTACCTCCTGATTCTCTTATTTTTAAAGGAACAGCAAAAAATCCTCCCTTTGCTTTTGTGAATATTACTAAATATGTTCCACTCTCACCTTTGAAAGAATAGTATGCAGGAATCATTACATCATTATTGACTATAAAAAAAGTAGAAGTAAAAACATCTTTATACATATTCATTGCATTAGGCACATACAATTGCCAAGTTTTACCGTTTTCTCCATTCAAATCAATTTCTTTTATTAAAAAACTTTTAGTATTGTAATTAAAAAAGAATTGTAATTTATTAGTATTGGTCAAAATATAAAACCAATTATCGTTATATGTTGTTTCTTCGGGTAAAGATTTAGACCAATCCTCTGTTAATGTTCCATCGATATTTATTGTAAACCTTCTGATTTTTTCTTCCCAGGTGTTCCAATCATTTTCCGAGAAAAAAATATAATTATCTACTCTTTTAGGAATTCTAAATGTTTGATACCATCTTGTTTCAGAAGGATTTTCATCGTCCATAGGTAAATAATTCTTCTTGAATAAAATATTAAGATTATTATCTAATATCACAGTATCGTAAGGTTTACCAGGACAAGTTGGATCATTGTTGAAATCGGCATTATTCGCAAAATTGATATACAAATAATTATTGGTTGATGATATTTTTGTTAAATTAGGAATGTTGTATAGGTGTTTTCTATATATCAAAGGTCTTTCAAAAGTTCCAAGCCCATTTGATAAAACTGCCATAAAAAAAGTATCATTGAAATTATATGAATTGTATTTAAATTTGTATTCTGAATCTGGAGTTAAATCATAGTACACATTAAGATCGCTTTCTTTTACTACTCTTATAACCATATTTGATGGAACAGCATTGTAATTGCATTTGTAGTAAAAATATAGATCATCTAAATATTCTTCTTCATTGTAGTTAGGTAAAAATTGTGTTAAAGGTGGATAATAAAATGCATAAACAGGATCAAAACATTTCCAAGTTATTGTTCCATCTGTTATTTCGTCGTAATGATTAGCAGTATCAAAAGGAGGTTTAGAACTTCCTGTAATGCCTGATTTGTAAGGATCTGTTGAAGGTACTTGGTAAACATAAAATATTTTACCATTTTCAATTATGTACTCAGATCTATAATATCTTGTTTCTGAGATCCATCGTAGAGGTCTAACTTGCCCATTGGACATTTTTAATGTTCCATCATCGTAAACACCATCTCCTATCAGTGTTCCATAAGTATAGAAAATTGGTTGGGATGAACCCGTTGTTAGCGTGTTGGATGCTGAACATGCAATGGTATAGCTTCTTGCATAGTATAGTGTAAATATAGCAGTTCCCCAAAAAAAAGAATCTCCATATATTTTTGTTTTTAAATTAGGATAATCTGATCCTGATTTTCCTGGTGAAGCACATTTTAGTATGATGTCGTTTCTTGTATCGTAGTAGATGTTTTGCCAATTTCCATCGTAATATCTAATGATATCTCCAAGATTGTAATCGTGTTCTAATTGAGGTAGATTCCCATTGTAGTATCCAGCGGATGGTTCATAGGCCATATTAGGAATCCAATTAGGACAGATTCTAAAAGTGTTTGATGGATATGTTGTATTAGCACTCCATACATTACCAAAATATCCGTCGTAATTATTGAAAAAAAACTTATGATAACTTGGTAAATACATTGTCCTACAACTATAAAATCGCATATTATAGTAATAGAATTGCATTGGAATTCTATATGGAGAATATCCAAAATAACTATCAGAATAAACATCAAGATGTTTTAGTTTATTGTCTTTGTAGTCAATCAAATGTTCTGTAATTACATTTGTTATTTCGTATATATATGTTTTATATCGCTGATTGTATATAGAACCGTGCATATAAACATCAGGGATCAATACTACAATATAGAGTTTTCCGTTCATAATAGTAAAATTAGAAAGATGTTGACCTCCGAAGTCGCTGAAATAGGATATATTTTTCAAAGTTTGAGAATATAGATTTCCTGTGGATAAATCATATGAGAAGTATTTAAGAATAGTATCTTCTTCATAACCACCATATATAATTGCTACAATATGGATTTTTTCATTGAAATAAATCATTTCATAATCACTGAAATAACCATTGTAAAGATTTTTCTCTAACAACTTATTTCCTTTGTAGTCATAACCTATTAATTTAGTTTGATTAGAATTTTCATCCCACCAAACAATATAAAATTTATCTTCTACATTACAAATCCAATTATGAACATACCAATAAGAATCTCCATAAGAACAATTATCTAACAGGATCCTTTTTGCAAGTTTAACTTTATCCACTTGTAAGACCCTCTATTGTTGACAAAACATCATAATAGAAATGTATGTTATCCTCGGTAGTATACAAAAATTGAATATAGTTTATCCCTTTAGAATTTGTAAATTGAGTAGCCCATCTGAAATTATCAGGGAAGGTTAGATTAAATCCATTATCTGTGATTTCTATTTTAAGTATATATATTTGTCCTAATTGAGGTTTTATTAAACTTAATGTCACATCTCCTTCCATTTTGAAATAGTTGTATTTACTAATTGATAAATCAATCTCAACAGCTCCGCCAGAAACTGAATTTCCTTTGAATATCCAACCTTCATAAATATTAGGCTGAAATTGATACAAACTAATTACTTTTCTATATGCTTCATTCCATTTTTCTTTCATCATTTTGCTATTCTTATAGTTGTGTATAAAAAGGGATTTTCGTTGTAAGCATAACTATAGTTAACATCGAGTACAAAACCTGATCTCATAGGATCAAAAGGTAAAGCAGGGATGAATCCTAAACATTCAATTGTTTCTTGTTCGTCCCCAATTTGTAAAGCATCTATTATTCTTTGAGCAACAACATTTGCTTTTGTTGCGTCGAGCAATCCTCTGTATGTATAAAAGATTGCTCTCTTATTATAGGGGTATGGTTTATAACTATATTTTTTCACTGGTCTCAATAATCCACCATCGGTATCTCTTACAAACACTTGAGAGTAAAGAAATTCATTTGTATAAGAAGTTGCAACATTCATAACATAATCTTCATAGTATTTTCCACCAGCAGGTGCTCCTGGCGTTAATTTGCTTGTAGGAGTTACAATGTCTACTCTTGCATAAAAAATATTATCATACATTACAGCTCCAGAAAAATCAGCAATGTCTCTTAAAATTGATAGTAAACTTTCTCCATTTCCATATTTCTTTTCACTCGGTAGTTTTAAGGTTTTTAACTTATCAGATAGATTGATATAGTATCCTAATCCTGGTAAAGATGATACTATTGTATTTACAACATCCTGAAGTGTTTTACTAGTATCAAAATGATAACATCCATCATCAGAATCATCGTTTATAATTGGATAGAAATCAAAAACTTGCATTATCGTGAATAAAGAAATCTCTATTCTATCAAATGTGTATGTAATTCTTTCAGGATACCATAAGCCTAAATTTTCTCCTGTCTCTAATATCAAATTATATCCTTCTCCTGCAAAAGACATATTTTCTTCTTCATTCAAAGGTATGATAGTGCAATTCAATCTTGCAGGCGAGTCATAACCAATTGTTAAGTTAAATTGTTCTATATCAATTGAATCTTTTCCTACCATTCCAAGTTGTGCTCCAGGGACTTCATAAACTTTTGTCATTTTTCTACCTTTAATAAAGTCATCGAAAAATATATACATTTTGTATTTTCTGGAGCAGATACAGATGGTTGTTGAGTAAGTATATAGTCAGGGAATTCGGAATTTAGAATATTCAGTATTTGTTCTGTTGGTTGACCGTTATTATCTTTTTCAATACAAATAGTGACCTGTCTGTATGTTCTATAACCTCCAGGGGAAGCAAAACTTCCTCTTGGAGTATCCCTTACAGATTGCAATTTTAAAGTATAATCACCGGTATCTGATTTGATTTTATAGCTCAAGATATTGCTCCTGATGATTTAAGTTTTAATCCTATTTCTGCTCCAATAGCTCTTGCTTGTGCTTCGCTCAAATTACCAGTAAAATTAACTCCATTTAAATTTATATCAACTTGAATTCTTTTTATTGCATTTGTAAATGAATATCCCGTTAATTCTTTTAGAAAAGCAGATGTAGGTCCTAACAATTCCGCTTTAGCCCAAGATACTTCTTTTTCTTTTGTTTCTTGGAATTTCAATTTTGCATATTCATATAATTCATTGTATGAAAGTTTTCCTGATTTAACTAGATCCATATTTGATTCTACTTCTCTTTGTATTTTAAATCTAACTCTCTCTTCATCAGACATTTTAGACATTGTCACTTCATCTTTTATAGTTCTTGCTCTTTCTTCCAAAGCTTTATTTTCTGCTTCTTTTCTTTTTGCTACACTTTCATCATAAATAGCAAGTTGGTCTGCCTTTATTTTTTCAAGTGCTTCTGCATCTTTTAATCTACCTTCCTCTTTTGCTTTAGCAATTTTTTCATCGTATTCAAGAATTATACTCATTCTGTCTCTCTCTTCACCTCTTAATCCAACAAGTTTTAGAGAATTTTCTACTTCCGCTGATAGTGCGTCGTTTACTTTTTCTTGTTTACCATAGAGTTCTTCCATTGCTTTTCCTCTTTCTATTAGTGCATTTGTTACCTGTTTTTCTGAACTTATTATTGGATAGTAGTATTCCATTGCTTTTCCTCTTTCAACCGCTATCCGTTCTACTTTTTCAGGTACATTCATTCTCCAAAAAGATTCTTGCATAAATGGAAGTGAATAAAACCATTCCATCCCCTTTTTTACTAATCCAGCAATTCCTAATCCTCCTATTACTCCCAAAACTCCTGTTCCTACTGCCCCTCCTATTGCTCCAGCTGTAATACCTCCCATGCCAGCCATCTTCAACAATGCCAAAGTTTGAACTAAAGTCATAACCTCATTTGCTATATTTCCAAATCCTTTTGCGACATTTGTTGATATTCCTATGAATCCGACCATATCTTTTAATAAATCAGCAAAAGGTGATTCACTTTTTCTAAGTTTGTCAGCCATATTTTCCAATTCAGTTGTAATATTCACAATTCCTGGAACATATTTTGATTCTGATTCTGCAACAAATTTTCCAATTGCTTCTCTTAAATCTCCTGATTTTAATTGAGATTCTATGAAGGATCCCGAGATTCCAGATTTTATATTTTCTGACAATCCATCAAAAGTTTGATGCAACATTTTGAAAATTTGATCTGTTTTTGCACCTTCAGGGACTGCAAGTCCAAGTTGTCTAACTATCATTCTCAATCCATAGTCAAGTCCAATGCTTACTTGTGATAGTGCCCTTGCTGTTGTATCCATATCAACAAGACCTGTTGCAGCTATATCAGCAGAAAGTTTTATTATTTCAAAAGCTTTGTTGAGATCTTTTGTTATAATAAGTGCTCTTTCAAAAGCAGATCTTAATGCTGTATCTGAAATGTTTGTTAATTTCTGCAATTCAGTAATGTATTTTTCAACATCATCAACTGAAATTTTGAAACCTAATTTTTCTATAACTCCTGCGTATCTATCTATTTCTTGAAGTTCATTTAATCCCTGTTGTAGGTATATAGTAAAATTTTCATTGATTATTCTACCTACTGTGCCGATTGTTAATGCAACTCCCAATAGAGAGGAAGAGATAGAACTTCTAATTTGTTCTCCGGCGTTTCTGTATGTTTCTTCTATTTGTTTTGAAGATTGATCTGTTGCCTGTTGAAGTCCAGATGTATCTCCAGTTATTTTGATTTTTATTTCTTTTTCGTCAGCCATCTCTTCCTCTCTATAATTTATCTTTTTGCATTAGATACTTATCAAACCTCGTTGTCTTCATTTTTCTTTTTTCTTTTTCTACTTTAAGAATTGCCATATCAAATTCGTATTTTCTGCTTTCATATTTATCATTCACACAATCAAGCATATCAACCAATAAGTCTATTGGAGTAGTTAAAAATTCTTCAAGTGTCAATCCATAGTAATATTTTAAACTGCAATACAATTTCAACATTACTCCCTGAAAGCTTCTACTTGTTATTCTGTATCCATCAATGAATGCCGGTTTCCATTCATTTTCAATCTCTTCAGCAAGTTTTGAATGTTGGATCTCGTCATCAATATTGATAAACATCTTATTTATTGTTTTCTTTTGGTATTTCTTCTTTTAGTTTATCAATCTCTTTTTTCAATTTTTCTAATTCTTGTTCTCCTATAAAGTATTTTCCAAAGATCTCGTGAATTTCATCTATGCTAAAAATAGAGCAGAATTCCAAAAAGAGTATTTCATCTTTAGGACTCATTTGATGGTCTAAACACCAAGCTCTCCAAGCCCAAAATGTTAGCCAGGTTTCTTCACCTAAAGTATTATGTATCCAATCTGAATCGGTGGATGCTCTTTCAAGCGGTCTGTTAAAAAGATTGTTGAATTTTACATAATCAACAGGCCGTTTTTCAAATTTAAAATTTGGAGTAACAGGAATATCTTTTATAGAGAATTCTTTTTCTTTATCTTTCTTTTCCATATTATGGAGAAATTACTGGTGCTTCTTCAGTTGCGCTTGCAATAGTATAATCACCTCTTCTATATCTAATCGAAACAGATGTGTATATTCCTCCATTTAATCCTTCTTGTCCTGCTTCAATACTTGTGTCATCAACACCAACTACATCCCATCTAAAAGTTTTTTTCTTTCCTGTTGCCTTAACTTCAACTACATTTCCATCACAATCTTCAAGTGTTTTCAAAGTGCAAGATGATGATTTTTCATAAGTATCTACTATTCCGCCTCCAATAGGATTTGGTACACCACAAGTTCCAAATGCATATGCCATAGTACACTCACCTCCTTTTTATTCAGATAATTCTCTCTCCCACACAGAGAAACATTGGACTGCATCTCCGTTGTTTCCTCCAGTGTGGGTAATATTTGTTATATCTATATACATATCCGTAGTTCCGTTTCCTATATTAAATTCCACACCGCTTGCAGTATTCCCAGGTATCACAACTTGTTTATCCTCCGTTGTATTATTTATTTTTTTACAAGTGATTGTTAAAGTCAAATCACTTGAACCTATATTAGTTGTGGTTTTAACCTTAAAAAGAGTTTTACCATACTTACTCGTATCCACAGCATCTCCATCTGTAAAAGTTCCTGAGCCACCTGTAATTGAATAGGTTCCTGCATTAGTTATTGGAGGACACATAACATTTGAAGGAGATATTATTCTGTTGTTATCTTGATATACATCTTTGATATTAGGATGTATCCTTGCATCATTACTAGTCAAAAAACTATCCAAATCGTTATCTTGCAAAGCCCAGATTCTTGATAAAGGATTTCTGAAAAATTCTGATAAATAAGAATTCAAAACTTTAGTGTAAACATCATTTGTATAATCCAATAGAGGTCTTATTGCTGTATAGTAATCTATGAAGTTTGTTAATTGTAGAATTCTTGAAATATTTGTTCTCAAACATTTAGAAGCAGTTCCTGTCTCTGTTCCAGTTCCATATACTTCTTTTAATCTATCTATTGCTAAAGCAAAACTATCAAGTATTTCTAAAGTTTCGTTTTTTGTTAAATAACTCATTCTTTTTCTCCTATGCTACAAAATTGTTTATCTCCAATTGTATAACTTTCTAATTTAACACTGCAATGAGCGTGTCTAACAAGAATGCCAGCAATAAAACCTTCATCGCATACAAAATTAAGGTCTTCAGTAATAATAAAAATATCTGATATTATATTGTTTATCGTTTCGCCTATTTTTTCGACATTTCCAAGAAAATTTTCTATGTTCGTAGTATTATATACCAAGTAATAATCTACCCCTATAAAACCTACTAATTTTCTTATATTTGTGTCTTTGAATTGTAGAGCAAAGTTAACTCTTTCTGGATACACCATTACAAAATTTATCTCTCCAAAAGATAATAAATCATCTAATTTTTTTTCGCTGAAATCAATTCTATAATCAAATACATTTACTTTTAGTTCGTTGTTTATATTTTTTTTGAAACTATCTATAAATTCATAAATTGGATTCATATTTTTAAATATTCACCTACTTTATTTTTGTACTTATTAAAAGTATTTTCCCATAAGTGAGTTTTGTTCTCTATTCCAATAGTGCCTCTTTTACTAATTGATACTGCAAGAACAAAAGCCCTTTTGAATAAATTCTTGCCAAGTTCACTTGCAAAACCTCTTAATTCCACCCATTTTATTAATGGCTCTACTGGAGGGAAGTGAGGCTTACTGCCTAAAAAAGCTGGTAAAGCATACAAAGTAGGTCCTGAAGAAACATAGTATGTTAAATTCAAACCGCTTGGATAAACTCTTATTCCTTTTTGTAATTGGTGAGTTGCTCCTGATGGTGTTCCTGATTTAATATCGTTATACATATCTTGTGCCATATTACTTAGGCCAATTTTTAATTTCAATTCAACTTCAGAAGGTAAAGTTTTGTATTTACTCGTATCTACTTCAATTACAAATGAGTCAGCCATTCCTTTCCTACCCTATAGTTTATGCTTTTACCGGTTGGAATTCTTTTTTTGATTAATCCGCTTGCATCTGAAAGATACCTTGATGATTGTTCTATATAAAATCTTGCTCTGTCAAGATTGGTAGTAATGTCTGAACCTATTTCTTTCATTGAAAGTTTAGAATAATACATTCCTATTCTTTCCATCAAACATCCTTCAAAAATTAGCTCTAAGATATTAAAATCATATTGACTGATATCTATGTATTTATTTCCATCGTTATCTTCCTCAATTGAATAAGGTATTTCATAAATTATTGTTATCGTATCGCCTTTATTGAAATAATCTGATAGAATCATATATATATTTTCATCTTTTTCATAGATTAAATCGTAGTAGTATTGCCTCGTTTTGTCATCAGAAAATATACTACTAATAATGCAACTTTCAATTTCAAAATTAGGCTCAAGGGAGGTGAGATTAACCTCCCTTGAATGTTCTGTAAATGTGTATATACTAAATTTTCTTTTTCTTAATCCATATCCTTTAGCAATATCAATTGCTTTTTCAAAAGCTTTTCTAATCTCCAGACCTTTAAGCCTTTCTAAATCTTCTTTGTTTATATTTACCTTGTTTACAAAGTAATCAATTTCTACTTTCATAGTATTCCTATTGCAATCCAATTTACAGTTGTTGTTCCGGTTGCTCCTTTTGCTTTAAGATATATTTTATTTTTGTTTTCTCCTGTGCCTGCATAAGCAAGAATTTTGGAAGCTGGAGTAGTTCCTGCCTCGACACTCTCTGTTGCTACTACAACAAGAACCTCTGTAAGTCCTGTTGTTACTGCCGTTAATGTGTCATTTGTTAGGGTTTTGGTCCCATAATCTATATCAAGATTTTTTTCTGAGCGTGCTAAACTATTAATTATTAAACTGCCTCCGATCTCCACATTGTTTTTGAAATGAGTTGTTCCCATACTATCCTCCTTTATGAAACAATTGATCCAATGAAGGCTCTGTAATCTGCAACACAACCTCCAAATTCATATCTTACTTTGTATGAAATTTTATCAGCATTGAAAACATACCCCATAAGAGGATTGTCTTGAACTATAACTTCAGGAGTTTCTTTTCCTTGCACAAAACCTATTTCAATTGTATCTGTTTCATTTGGGTCAGCAACAACATACCAGTTGTCAGAATCTCCTCTAAGATAAGGTGAAACAATTATTTCAAGTTTGCCTTTTAAAATGTTTACATCATTGTCAACACTACCAGGTATTCTATCACTATTGATTAATGTCAATGCTGTTGGTTCTAAATCTGGAGGGACTACAAGGAATTTTGGAGAGATGCCAATGTAATCAACTTCAGATGAGCTATCCATTGCATCGACATATTGTAGTTTCATTTTTTTCATTGCTGTTAGAAGTGAATCATAGGCCAAAGCATCAGTAAGAAGGTTTCTATGATTGGTTGCATCATATAAATGATGATTATCATATATGTCAGCTCCATTGATTGCAGGTGGTGTTCCTCCATAACAAAGCAAGAGATCAAAAGCAAATTGATTTATTGTTCTGACAGCTGCTCTAATAATCATTTTTGGTATTCTCTCAACAAATTTAAGGTTGTCCGATAATATCATCTGTCTTGTTATTGATACCACAACTCCCTTTGTATCAGCTGAATATGTAGCATATTCTTCAAGACTTCCAGTGCCAATTGTATATTCATTGTAGTTGTTTGATTCTGTGACTGAACTTAATGTTCCAAGCGCTCCCCATCTTATTATCTTTTGTTCATTGAAATCTTTAACAGGGACAACAGAACAAAACTTTCTCCATAAATCTAAAGTTGCCATAGGATATTCTTTCATAAGTCTTTTGTTTATTGCATCACCAAGTATTTGGGGGAAGTTTGTTGACACAAATCCTCCAGGGAATGACTCTGAAAGTTTCAAAAAGTGTTTTGGAGAAAAACTAACTTCATAATCTTTTGTTATATCTGTATATGCCTCTCTTAATCCAGTATAAGGTTTTATTCCTTGATATAAACTTTTTTCACTTTCATCAGGTTTATATCCTACCATAAGCTCTACTGCTCTTTGTTTTTTATCGTATTCATCAAGAATAACTTTAGCCTTATCCTGTCCTGTAAATCCATAAGGGACACCTAAACTTTCAACAATTTTTGTTAAACTTTCTTTTTCCATATCTATCACCTTTTTTATTTCCTCTTCAGTTGAAGTTTTACCTTCAAACATTTTTCTTATTTTTTCTTTGACTGGTTCAGGTAGATTTGATTCATTCAAGTATCTTTCAAGATAATACATCGTTTTAAAACTATTTAGTTCTTCCATTGTTTTTTTGATATCATCTAAACTCTCTTTTGGTGCAGGATAACCATAGGATGGTGAGGGATAACCATATCCTTTTGCTTTTACCTTTATGAAATCATCAATCATTTTCATAGCTTCATCAGTGTTTTTTGATTTTAAGAGTTCTTTAATTTTATTCAGGATTAATATCTCTTCAGGGACTCCTTCTTTTGATTCTTCTTTCTTTTTATCTTCTGGATTATTTTTCTTTTTTGATTCTAAACTTTTCTCGACTGCTTCTGCTAATAAATCTATTAACTCATTTTCCTCAATACTTTCAATATTCTTGCCCTCAAGTAATTCAGGAGCAAGTGCTTCAATGTTTTTGATTATCTTTTCTTTTTCCACTTCTTTCCTCCTTTGACTTTCGATTATGTTAAGTATCCTTCCACCTGCAGCTGGTGAGGATACAACATCTACTGATTTTACATTATATATTTGTTTCACATCATTTACTTGTTTATTTTGAAAATATTCTGGTTCTACTTCTGCTTCCATAACCGCTGAAAAACCAACAACATCCATTTTACCTTCATCATACATATTTTTGAACAATTTTCTATAAAAATCATTATATACATTCAAATCAGCAACTATTCCAGAAGTATTTTCATCTATCTCTTCAAATCTGCAATCGTTTAAATCTCCTACAAGATTTTTTATATACCCTTTATCAAGTTCAAGATTTTCAGGTAAGTGTTCAAAATATTTTCCTGAAAATTCATAAGCAAAAACTTTTACATTATTAAATTTTTTAGCACTATTTTGGAGAACTTCTTGTGTATACAGATTTCCGTTTTTACTCAATCCTGTTTGGATTACTAATACTTTCCATTTTTTGCCTTCTTTATCCGCTTCTTTAACAACTATTGGTATATATTCATTTATTGTCTTGTCCATTAGTATCTGTTCCATTATCACCTCCTTTGCTAAAAAACCAAATTCTTTTATCTATTTCCGCACCTTTTTCTTTCATATTTTCAGATGGTACACCTTGAACTATCCATCTACCTTTCAGTATACCATATTTTCCATCAAAAAAAAATTCTTTGTAATGTTTATCTTGTTTACCTGCCTTTACTTTTCCATAATCAATTGCTGTAAACCTGCTCCAAGTGTATGCCGTTGAACCAACTTGACCTGAACTTGATAAATCTGCCTTGTATTTATTTCCATACAAATTCATTTCAACTGCACCTGATTTGAACATATCTTTTCCTTTTCCTACATCAAGCCAAGCAATTGGTTGTCTTTTTTTTACTCCAACAAGCAATGCCTTTCCTTTATCTGGTTCTACTATTTTGTTTATCCCGTGTGCTGTTCCAGGCGTTGCTAAAGTAAAACCTATCAAAAAATCATTATCTTTGAATTTCAATCTTAAATCACAATGTATATTTTCTTTGCCTTCAAATCTTCTTCCTGATTTTGCCTGCTCTTCTGTTAGTCCTCTTTCGTGTTCTTGAAGAACAAATTCACCCTCATCATCTTTTTTTACATATGGTTCAAAATCTTTCCAGTTTCCTTCTTCTTCATCTTCCCCTTCTTTTTTTGTTTCTCTTTTATTGAATAGTTTATCTATTTTTTCACTATCGTACCAATCAAGAGCAACCTCCTTTACTTTTTTCAAAGTTTCTTCATCTAAATCAACATTTCCGTCGCTCCATATTTCCAAAACCAATGCCATAGATAAAGGATCGTTGTTTTCGAATTCTAATAGTTCTTTTACAAATGTTTCATACTCGTTCATACTGCAATTTCCCTCCTAAACCAACTTTAAAATTATTGGTTATCTTGTATATGTAACCTTCAGGATTCGGTACATCCACTCTATATGAATTAAAAATTCCTTTCTCTCCACATATTACAAGAGTTCTATCGCTTTTATTATAGAAAAGATTTCTTGTCCTACCAGATTGGTCTTTTCCAGAAAATAGAATCCCTTCTTTAATTGCATTGTCTATTGCTTTATTCATTTCTTCCTTACTTTTCCAATGTCTTAGTGCGTGTTTTTCTCCTGATACATTAGATTCAATAAATTTCCTTTTTTCTGTTGCATATGATTTTCTTATACTAAATGTTGTTTCATTTGACATATCATTGATAAGTATTCTTCTACCCTGATATGTAATCCATCCTTCTTTTAATTTGTATTTTTCAAAGAATTTTTTCTTTATATCATCGCTACAATGTAGTAGTCCAAATTTGTATGCTTTGTAAACAATATCTTGTATTCTATCAGGTTCTTTTCTACTTAAATCCAAATCTCTAACTCTCGGAATCTGAGCCGAAATGGTTAGGTCATCATTAATAATTATTTCTTCTGCAGTTAATGTTAAAATATCACCTTTGTTTGCATCAATTTTTGTATTCATTGTTTTGCAAAGTTCCAATTCTTTTCCATCCTTTGTATAACTAACAATGTAATTGAAAGCATTTTTATCTTTTGTTTCTAATTTATCGATCACTTTTACTTTGAATTCTAATATTTTTTTAAACTTAGCCCAATCAGGAATTTCTTCTTCCGTATATTTTGAATTTGCTGTTTTAACAACCGCTCCTTCACTGCCTTGTTCTTCTGATACCTCTTTAACCGCTTTTAAGAAACTTTCTTTGTCTTTTACTTCAATTGATTTTACTATTGAAAAATATTTGTATTTATCAAAGTTCTTAAGATATTTTTTTCTTTCTATCAGTGGTAATTCCGAAATATCCCTGTTGTAATAAGGGATATCAAACAATACAACATCAATATATCCCTCCTCTCCCTCACTTGTCGTAAAACTATCGCAATCTATGTTTTCATTTGAGTTAAAAAGTGCAAGATCTTTTCTTGGTATAATTTCGTTATTTGATTTTCTTCTACCAACTAATTCCCCGTCCAAAATAAAGTCATCATCAATGTTTTCTATGATTTTTTTCAATTTTTGAAAAAATTCTAATCTATTCCTCTCTGTGCCTTCAAAAAACATACCTTTTTCGTTTCCAAGTTTATGAATGGTAGTTCTCCAACCATTGATTTTTGTTTCTATGAATAAAGTTTCTCCTCTATCAAGATAAGGTTTAGCCCAATTCTCGTATAAATCATTTATATCGTAAAACTCTTCAAAACTATAGGCACTACCCATTTTTGGTGGTGTATAAAGTTTCATAGGTTTAAAATCTTCTTCGACTTTTATTAATTCAAATGGTTTAGGTATTAATTTCAAATCGAATAGTGGTATATAATCTCCGTGAGGTCCTGTTGGTGAATAAATGAAATGATAGTTTTTATCTTTTCCGAAGTAATTTCTTACCAATAATTCTACACTTTCATCTCTATTTTGTTTTCTTATAACTATATCCCAATCTGAATTTTCGTCATCAATTCCTTTTGCTTTTGAACCAACTAAACAAACAAAATGAGGTATATATGTAATTGCTTTCACATCTTGGTTTAGAATACCTCTTTTCAGTAGTTCTTTTTTGGTTTCTTCAAAACTCTCTTGTAGGTCTTGATCTGTTTTGAAATCTAAACTCTCTTCAATTTTAAGCGAATCTCCATCATTAGCTAAGATAAAAGGGACACTACTTGATAATTCCTTCAGTGTATTCTCGTTTCCTTTTTCAACAACTTCTTTTCCAAAATGAATAAAAACTACCTTTTTGATATTTAAATCCTTTGCCATATCTAATGTATTTTGCATTGATTGATGACCTATATTGTACTTTCTTTCAATGTTTTGTTTTATAGAACTGCCATCAGCAATCAATAAATCCAAATCTTTTAGTTTGCTTAATTCTTTGATTTTAAGAAAATCAGGGAAGATACCTATTTTTTTGTTATCGACATTTAAAATGTATCCATTAGCGGGAGCAAGTATTGAATGTTCCACTGGTATCATTTCGTATTCTAACCAACCAAAAAAACTACCCCTTTCTTCCGTATGAGGATCTTCAAATCTATATTTATTCATTAGTTTTAGTGTCTTCTCTGATAAAACAACAGGGATATCTATTGTTTCAGGAAGTCCACCAATATGGTCTGGATGTGCGTGAGTTATAAAAAGAATATCTGGATCAATGTCAAAAAATTTTCCTTTATGAGAATATCCGAAATCAATCAAAATATTTTTATGTTTATGTTCTATTAGTATAGATGTGTTTTTTTTATGATTGTTGTTTTCTTCTTCAATCTCTCCTTTTGTGCCAAGAAATGTTATTCTAATATTATTTTTAAGACCCTCAACTTGATACATTGTTTTGTAAGGTAGGTCAGGTAAAACTATACCTTCCTTTAAATCTTTGTAATAATCTTCTTCAAATTCAAAAACATCCTCTTTTAGATTATCCCAATCAATTTTAGAAGCGAATTTTCCTTTGTTTATCAAATCCTCGAGTTTTGATAAAACTTTGAAATTATATATTTTTCTTGCCGTAGATGGAGCTTCTTTTTCAGATAATTTGTTTAACATTTCTTTGACTTCTTTTGGAAGGTCAGGATTCCTGTAATGAATCCATTTTTTGATGTATTGTCCTTCGTCGTTTTTCACTAGATACATAAGTTGTCCAATTTCTGCCCCTGTTGAACTAATATCCGTTGAATGTGGTTGTGCTCCTGTTAAAATCTTATTATTGATTGTGCCGAAATAATGAGTTTTTGTTTTTAATTCATTTGATATTTTTCTGAGTTTTGCAATTGTATTGATGTCAAAACTCTCTTTGGTTTTCCTACCTTTAGTTATCATATTTACATATGTTATAGGATTGGAATCAGATGATCTATCACCAGCAACACCAACTTTTTCTTCTTTTTTCCACAGATTAAATGTTTTTGGATAGTTTTCTGGTTTTCCTCCCGTATGATCTACATACCAAGAAATACCTTTATACAATGATTCATATATTTCTTCATTTATCTTTGGTTTCTGTCTATCAAGCATTATAACTTCATCAAAACAATCACCATACTTCTTTATAAAATCTATGTATTCACTATCTTTTACTACTTGTTTACCAGCAACAAAATTACTAAAAGCTCCGCTGTCCATCATTAAATAAAATTGAGGATCCTTTACTTGTCTTTCTTTTACCCAATCAAGAAACTCTAGATTACTACTACTTAGGTTTTTAAGATATTTGTATGAAACAAGAAAATGTTTTAGATTGTAATCGTTGTATAATTTTTTGACCATTGGGGGAGAGACTGAAAGATAAATAATAAATCTCTCCCTCAAGCTCCTTTTTTTCATGCAAACATTTCTAGTTTAAGAATCCTTGCAACAGGTCTAACAATCAAAAAATATCCGGGGAATAGCGTAAGAGATTCACTCAATACTATTTCTAAAAATGTTATGCCAAAAGGTAATCCAATAGTAAAATGAAGCATATTTCCAACTACAATACCAACCAAAATTACAACTCCAAGTAAATATAATAAAGCAAGTTTGTTTTTATCAATTCTGGCAGAAAGTTTTTTAAGAATAATATACAAAACAACTTGTGCAATCAAAAAAATTGGTGTATCTATAACTACTTCCCATAGAAGATTGAAAGGACTAAATAGATTTACTAGTATTCCACTTAATATGCCTGCTAGTATGTATGGAATTCCATAGATACCAAAACAAGCAGTTATTTCTCCTAATCTAAATTGTAGTGGACCATAAGCAATTGGTTGAAAAAATAAAGTAAGAACAATGTTAAGACCTGCAATAACACCGCATAGAGCAATAGTTTTTACATTGAAAAATTTTTTCAAAAGAGCACCTCCTTTCTTTTAGTTATTTATTTATAATTTTACTACTTGATGTTCCATCTTTGAAATGGTAAACAATTTCTGTATGGTTATGGTCAATTCTTCTTTTAGTTATAAATGTTATGGTGTTCAAATCTAATTTATCTGCCTCAACAGGTTTAATCTCTTTAATTTCTTCCTTTTCTTCTTTTTTCTTTTTAGTCATAATTTTCCTCCTTTAAAAACTATTTATTAGTTTTTTAAGTTCTTCAAGTTCTTCTATTATCACATTTATTTTATCAATAATTTTTTCATATAAAAAAGTGTTATCGTAATTCTTATCAAAAAAAGTGGTTGAAAAATCATTTGGTTCTGCAAAAGTGTGTTGATAAATATATTCATTTGACATTTTTATTTTCCTATATACCAAACATTCACAACAGCATCAGAACCTGAAGGTAAAGTTGAAGTTTCAACTTTACATCTTATAAAATCTACAACTTTACCTGTTATGTATTTTGTTTCACCTGATGTGTTAGTTGTTGAATCCAAAGTAAACCAATTTACACCATCTATGCTTCCTTCCAATTTTATTGATAATGCAGTAGGTTCTTTTCCTTCGCTTGCTGATACTATAGTTTGCCAAGTATGATCTTTGCAAGCAGTAGGAAGTCCAAATTTGGAAGAATATAAAGGTGTATCTCCAACCGCTTCCATAAGGTCTGTTATTAAATGAATCTTTTTATACATTTCTTAACTCCTCCATATTAAATTTATACTTTTTATAGATTTCGCCTAAACCATATCTTGCTTTGCTTACTATTTGATAATCGTATTTCAAATTGTTTCCTTTTCCTTCAACAAGATCATCAAGTCCTTTGTATTTAAAAACTCTCTTCATATAATTTGGTCTAAATATTAATTCCTTTGTTTTTTCATTGAATTCATACTCTCCAAAAAGATTTTTATACTTAATCATTTTCACCTCCTATTCTAAATGAAACATATCACCTTTTAGCCCTTTTATCTTCATAGTTTTTGCTGAAATCACTATTTCTTGATTGTAAAAGCTCGCAAATGATACAAAATCAGGGACTAACAATATCTCATCTTTGGTGAATTGTTTTGTTAGTATGTAACCACTGCTATAAGTTGAGGCAACTTTTTTACTTATACTCCAACTTTCAAAATATTTATTGCATGGTGTATATTCAGCTTTAAGTTGTTCTTCTCCTTCCGGTCCTGATTCATATAAAGCACCTTTGTTTACTCCTCTATACAATGTAATTTTTTCATTTTGTACCAAACCTAATTCTTTGAGTGCATTCCAGGTGAAATTTTTAAGTTTTTTAATAAGATCCGTATTACTATCAAAGTATTTTTCAAAAGCCCGATCACCATAACTACTTGCACTTTCATTTTCCATACTTGTTCGATATAGTATTTTCAAAAAGGACTTAACTTCTTTTGCATCTTCAAAACCTGACCCTTTCAAACATTTTCTTAAGAATTTTGGATATTCTGTTTTTAGATTGAAAAATATTGATTTTAAACTACTAGGAAGATCTTTGAATATAATGTCATTTTGGTAGGCTCTGTATGAATTATCAAGTAAATCGAATAAATCCATTTTCATAAAAGAAGTGATTATCTCTTCATCGCTCATTTTATCAATGAATGAATCTTTTTCTTCCTCAATCGGGACAATTTTTACAGTCATCCAACATCTACAATTTATTGTGTTTCCAGGACTTCCATTTGGATCCATTGGATACATCAATTCTTCTCCATTCACTATGAAAGGTTCATTCCACAATACTTCCTGCCCATCTGCTTCTAAATGTGCTGGTCTAACTCTTTCGTCTTTGTTTGAATGCCAGACCTTATATACTTGTGCGACACCTTCTAATCTACTGCCTAATTCCTGAATTTGTTGCCAATCCATATTTGAATAAGCCCTTGACAATTCATTCATTGCTATTGCTTTTGCTCTGTTTTCTCCTGTTTTGAATACTCCTTTATAGCCTTCAAGTTTTCCACCAAGTTTTTTTTGAATATCAAAAACCGTGTCGCCTGATAATGCTGATATTCGCAATGTTTTTTCAATTTCATTTTGTATTTCGTTAGGAATATTTTTCACATACTCTGCTGATATACTTGAAAATTCTTTTATCATCTCTGGAGATAAAAATGGAGTCATATATCCTTTGATTCCTGCAGTATCAATGTTTTTACCTAATTTATCCATAGCTGCAGTTTGAAGTTGATTCAAAGTTTCTTCATAATCTTTTTCTATTTTATCACCTAATATTTTAGAATATTCATCAAGTTGATTTTTAATTTGAGTATAGTAGAAAACATTAAATTTATCTGATGGAAGACTAGTTAATAAGTTGTTCACATAATCGCTCATTTGTTTTATATTGGATGATAGTGCTTTAATAAATCTTGATGAAGCATCTTTGTATCCTTTAAGGTTCCTTATGTTTAATTCTTTCATAGTACTCTAATATTTTTTTATTCTCTGCTTCAGCGAGTTTATCCTCTATTTCATTTTCTGGTTCAATGTCTATATCTAAAATTCTTTTCATAAATTGGTTGTAAATCTCTCTTGCTCTATCCTTACTAATCCACTCTTGATTTTCAGCCATTACTAAAACTTTCACAATCCCATCCATTGAATTAATTAAACTTACAATATCTTTTCCTGCTATTTCTGACATAACAACTTCTATATTCAATTCATCCTCGTTTTGATAATCTTTTCCTTTTTCAATTCTTTTATAATCAATTGCCTTTTCTTTTACAAATTCAAATATTTTTTCAAATATTTTTTTAACATACTTCTGTTTTCTTCTCAACTTTCTTAATACCGGCGTTCCTTGTTCTTGTGCTGTTGCTCTTGTTATATCTCCCTCTCCATACCAGGAAGTTGGTATTCCTGCTCCACCTAAAACAAAGTTTCTAAGCAGTTCAACATAATTTGTTATTTGTTCTGACTTTAAATCTGGAGAAAGGGTATTGATTGTTTGTTTATCTGAATGGATATGAATTGAACTTGGTGTAAATGGTTCTTTTAAAATCTCCTGTTTTATCTCTTCAAGCTGTTTTTTATCGTAAACATCTTTAATCGTTACATCCCAGATATAGGACATTAGATGATATATTCTTTCCAAACTTGAAAACAATGAATTATCCAAACCATCTATCCAATCGGCAAGTCTATATAATTCACTTATACCCCTGCTTGCATTTGATACTTTGTTAATTTGAAAAAGCATTACATCTCCTATTAGTTTCCCGAATGTTTTGCTTAGAACATCTTTATCTCTTTTAATAACTTTTACAACCTTTTCTTCAGGAATACCGCTTTCATTTTCTACCTTTATTCTAAGTTCTTCTGCTATTCTCGAATTGAAAGGATTCTTAACAACTTCAATAACATTTATTGGATCTATGTATCCTGTTTTGACTTTTCCAGATGGTTCTAAGACCATTAAAGGTAAAATGAATTCTCCATACAAAAAAAGTTCCTCAACCATTGAATATTGAAAAAGTTCAAAATCATTGTCTGGATCACTCCAAAACTCCCATAAAATGTCATCTAATTTTTTACAAGGTACAGACCAAGTTATCCCATCTCCCATTATGAAATCAACCATCAATTCAATTATTCTGCTTGCCATCGCATTGTTTTGCCATAAATAGTAAACTATTCTTGCTTGTCTATCAAATTGATAACTAGGAAGATCCCTTTGACTTGTTGTTAATCTTCTAAAAGTTCTATCATCTAAATTATTGTCCATATTTTCTCCTATTTATAAAGTTTTTCAAGCCTTCGCTTCCTCTTAATATTTTTTGATTTTCAGCTATAACAGCAGAAGCAAAAATTGTTTTCTTACATAAGAAAATTATACCATATCTTAAGCAATCTAAAAGATCATCATTTTCCTTTACAGGCTTTTCGTCTAAAATTTGTCCTGTTGTTTCATCAATTGGTCTATGATAACTTTCAAATTCATCCTTTAATCTTCTCAAATTATTAAAAACTTTGAGAGTATTTGTTTTGCCTAGTTCAATAACTTTTTCTATTCCTTCTCTTACATCTCTAATTTCAGGAGCATAAAAATTTACATCATATCCCATATCTTTCAATTCTTTTTTTAAATTTACAGCATCCAATATTCTTGCAGGGTCGTGAATAATAAGTTTTATATTTTTTTCAATGTTTAGAATAATGTTCGCTATTTCATTAGCAGTGTAAACTTTGTCTCCTTTAGTTTTGTATTCGTTGTATACAACTATTTTTTCATCCTTTTTCGCTATGAATAAAATGCCATAAATAACTCCTGGGTCTATAACTACATATCTATCCCAAGTATTGTCCAAAACAAAAGGGTCAATGAATATCTTGTCCAATAGTTCATAGTAAACTAATGCACTACTTCTTATAAATTGCGCCAAATGTCTAACTGCAAAAGTTCTTTCATCCAATATCTTTTTCAAAAGGTCAAATTTTTCTTTTGAATAAAAAGGATTGTCAATACTAATTGAGTGGATATATTTAAGATATTCTTGATCTCTTTTTTCATAAAGTTCGGTAAATATCCAATTTCTTGTTTTTATTAGATTTGGAGTTGTTGTGATCAATAATCTTCCATTTTTCATCGCAATTCTTGATAACACTACATCAAATGTAGTGATATTTGTTAATCCTGCTTCGTCTATCCAAGCCCAATCTAAATGAGGTCCATCTAAACTTAAAGGATTATCAGCACTACCCCAGTAAATGACATTTCCATTTCTTGATTCATAAATCTTTTTTTGCTCTAAATAAATTCCGCTTAGTATGGTATCTTTTATATTTTTAAGAAATGTTGGAAGAGTTGATCTTATCAGCATAGGATATGAAGGAGTAACTATCATTCCTGAACCTTCATTAAGCATTTTGATGGACCATAAACTGCCAATAAAAGTTTTACCGCAACCTGTTCCTCCAATAAATGCCGTTATAGTTTTATTAGACCTTATTACTTCCATCTGAGGTCTACTCAATTGAATTGTTTTTTCCATCCACTACCTCGTAAATAATTCTTGTTATTTTACCAATATCTTCGTCTTTGAATTCTCCACTATATTTTAATGCGAGTTCAATTGCCTTCAAAGCTTCGCTTACTGATGTGAAACCTTTGCTTTTTATAAATTCGTAAGCAAGATTTTTCAAATCATTCGTTATTTCGACATCCCTTTTTTTGTTTTCGAGGATTGCGTCTTTGTATTGTTCTGTGATTGATCTATCCTTTTCTATCTTTTTTTGTATTGCAATGGTTATTCCTGTTTTGACTGCTTCTTCCCAGAGAGAATCCCAGTTAAATTTCTTAGCCCACTTAAAAATATTGTATCTTGTATACTTGATGTTGAACTTCTGTTGAATCTCATCTGCTATCTGTTGAAGGGAATAATAGTGCAATCCTTTTTCATTAGGCGTTAGATAAAGTTCTCTTGCAAATTCAATAACTTCATCTCTGTTGACTTTTTTCTTTCTCATTGTTCCACTTTCAAAAATTCATAAATAGTTTTAGTTTCCAATCCCTCGCTACAATATATTTGGACCTCATAATAACCTTCATCTATGTTAGAAAAATCAATAATTTCAGTTTTTATCTCTCCATTTTCGAATAGACCATTTCCATTGATTATTATTTTACCACCTAAATCTTTTATTTCATAAGTTATAGTTGGATTGCTGAGTGCTATGTTCGGTTCAAATATTAAAGAAACTTTATCGCTTTTTTTCACTTCTATCATTTCTTATACCTCCATTTAAAAGGTTTATATCTACCTGTTAATTTTAAATATTTGTTCAATTTTAAAAGAAACAATTTTCCAGACACATAGAATGCTCTTAAAGTATCGCTTAGAACTTCTAATATTTTTGCTATTTTCCTTTTGGTGTCGGCATAGATAGTTTCTATTTTGTATACTACTTTTTTAGTATCCGAAAAGATGATATCTCTAAAACTAATTTTTCTTAAAGTATCTGATAATACTTCCATTACATTAGATATTTTTCTTAGAGTATCTGAGAAAACTTCTATTTGTTTAATTATAGTTCTTTTGGTGTCAGAAAATACTTCTTGTAATTTTCTTAAAATTCTTCTAGTATCTGAATAGATGATTTCTAATATATTTATTTTCCTTAAAGTATCAAAAAATACTTCTATTGTTTTAAATATTCTCCTTTTCGTATCAGAAAAAACACTTACTAAAGTTATTACAATTCTCTTCGTATCTGAATAAACTACATCTAATATATTTATTTTTCTTAAAACATCGGAGTAAATAGTTAAAGTTTTCCCAATTTTTCTTAAAGCATCAGAAAGAATCTGAATTTGTTTTGATATTGTTCTCTTTGTATCTGAGAAAACCTCTGCTATATGATAAATTATTCTTTTACTATCAGAATAAATGATTCCAACTATATTGATTTTTCTAAGGGTATCAGAAAATATTTCCATTGATTTAGATATTTTTCTTTTTGTATCTGAAAAAATTTCTGCTAATCTGGTGATTGTCCTTTTAGTATCGGAGTAAACAATATTTACCAAATTAATTTTTCTGAAAGTATCATTTAGAATTTCAGTTGTTTTTCTTATGTTTCTTAGTGTATCAGAATAAAAAATAATGATTTTGTTAATGTGCCTTTTTACATCAGAAAAAACTTGAATTTGTTTTATTATGATTCTTTTTAAATCAGATAAAACTTCTACAAACTTGTTAATTACTCTCTTAATATCAGAATAAATCTCTTCTAATGTAAATATTTTTCTTTTAGTATCAGAAAATATTTCGAATTGAATTGATATTTTTCTAAAAGTATCAGAAAAAATTTCAATCAATATTGCTCCACCCGCATATAGATAAAGAAATGGTGTTCCTTTATACCATT